GCTTGGCTTGATTGCATAGACAAATTAGATAGATTAGATAAATACAACCCTAGAAAGGTTTATTTTATCTCAAAGAAAGTGAGACGTGATGATTTCTGGAAAGACAACTTTTTATCAATATTAAAACTTCGTAAAAATGACAACAACGGAGTAAAATACATTGTAAAGTTTGAACAACGATTTGCAAAAGAAATAGAAGAATTAGGATTGTGAATTATGGACTTAATTATAATGGATTTAATTGAAAATATGCAAATAAAAAAGATTCATACACTTGAAAAAATAATAGTGCATAAATTAAATCAACAAGGTTGGGATTTAAAGTGGACAGGTGGTAAATATGAGCATTATGACGCTAAAGGTTTTACAAAAAAGAAAAAAAAGTGTGTTATAGAAATAAAGTTCAGAAAAGATTATTATATTGAAAAATTACTAGAAAAATATAAATATGAAAAATTAATTGAGCTTAATGATGATATAATAAAAATATATTTAGTTTGCGACCCTAAAGCAACTTATTATTTTTGGCTTGATAATATAAATCTATCTGAAGTAAAAAATATTAATTGTCCACAAACTACATTATGGGATACAAAAACAATAAGCAAAGAAGTATATTTATTAGATGAAAAATTAGCAACATATATAAACAAAGATTTAAATTTTAATAACTTAATTTAACAAAAGAGAATGTTTGAGAAATTTTTAGAGTATGGTATTGATACCAAAGGAAGAAGTGGCGACTTAAAACTAACCTGTCCAAAATGTTCGCCAACAAGAAAAAATAAATCCGATAGATGTTTATCTGTAAACACCGAAAAAGGTTTATATAATTGTCATCACTGTAATTGGTCAGGAAATGTAAACCTTACTAAAAAGAAAGAATACATAAAACCTGTAAAAGTAAATGCAGATGTATCTGAAAGACTTGTAAAATGGTTTGGGAAAAGAGGCATAACAGAGGCAACTGTAGCTCACTGGAAAATAGGTGAATCAAAAGAATATTTCCCGCAAATAGACAAAAGAAGAAATGCTGTAAACTTTAATTATTATCGTAAAGGCGAACTTGTAAATGTAAAATTTAGAGATGCTGAAAAGAACTTTAAAATGGTTAAAAATGCTGAATTAATATTTTATGGTCTTGATAATATTAAAGAAATGGACACTATTTATATTACTGAAGGTGAAATGGATGCTTTATCACTACACGAAGCAGGAATATATAGCGTTTGTAGTGTTCCTAATGGCGCTTCTCTTGGTAATCAAAGACTTGATTATTTAGATAATTGCTATGAGTATTTTGAAAAGAAAGAATGTATTGTTTTATGTACCGATAATGACCAGGCAGGACTACAACTTCGTAATGAACTTGCTAGAAGATTTGGACAACACCGATGTAAATATATAGAGTTTGGAGAGTTTAAAGATGCTAATGAAATATTAGTTAGTAAAGGTCACACCGAACTTCGAGAAATATTAAATAATCCAAAGGCTTTTCCAGTTGAAGGAATAGTAAACATAGATGATATATGGGACAATGTTTTAAATTTTAACGACAATGGAATTAAAAATTATGATATTAAAATAGGCGACTCTAAAGAATATATTAATATATCTATGGGCGAATGGAGTGTTGTTACTGGAATTCCTAATGCTGGAAAGTCCGATTGGATAGACCAAGTTTGTGTTAACCTTGCCACAAATCAAAATTTTAGAATTGGAATGTTTACACCCGAATCCTATCCTTATGAGGCTCATATTAAAAGAATAGCTAATAAACTAAATGAAAAAGATTGTGACAACGATACTCTTAACAATACAAAGGATTTTATAAAAGAACATTTTTACTTTGTTAAAATAGATTTAAATAACTTATCACTTAAATCAATTTTAGATAAATTTAAACAGCTAGTATTTACTAACGGAATTAATATTTGTGTGATTGACCCTTGGAATATGCTTGACCATTCACAACAAAAAGATTTTACTTATGTTGGTAAATTACTTTCTGAAATAACCCAGTTCTGCCAACAAACTAAAACACACTTATTTTTAGTTGCTCACCCTAGAAAAATGGAATCTAATGAGGGCAAATACAGAGTACCTAATCCTTATGACATTTCCCAGTCGAGTGACTTCTTTAACAAAGCATATAATTGTATTACTGTTTATAGAAATATTGGTCAAAAAACAATTTATGGCTCTGACAGTGTGAGTATATATGTTCAAAAAGTAAAAAGAAAAGAAAATGGTAAACAAGGCGATTTTATGATAGCACCTGATTTTAAAAATGGAGGTGTTTATAAATCAATAGATAAAAACAAACAAAGATTTGAAGTAATTAAAGATAATATACCTTTTTAAATATGGAATTAAATAAAATATACAACGAAGATTGTTTAGAAACAATGGCTAAAATGCCTGATAACTTTGTAGATTTAATAATTACATCCCCACCTTATAACAAAAATTATTATACAAAAAATAAAAAAATTCAAATTAATGATATTTGTAATTTTAGAAAAATAAATTATGATTCATATGATGATAATTTGCACCCAAAAGATTATGAAAGTTGGCAAATAAAAATTTTAAAAGAATGTTGTAGAGTTTTAAAAGACAATGGTAGCATTTTTTATAATCATATGGACATATTAAATAATCATAATACAATTCACCCATCTTTTATATATAATTTCCCAATAAAACAAATTTTGATATGGGACAGAATGAATACACCCAAATTAGATAATAATTATTTTTTCCCAATTTATGAATATGTTTTTTGGATAAAAAAAACAAAAAAATCTAAAACAAAGTTTATAAGAAAAGAATCTGCATTTAAAAAAAGTATAATTAGGCTATCTCCAGATATAAAAAACAATCACCCAGCTCCATTTCCACTACAATTACCAAATAATTTTATTCTTTCTTGTACTAATAAAGATGATTTAATATATGACCCTTTTATGGGTAGTGGAACAACAGCTATTTCTGCAATAATTAATGATAGAAGTTTTATTGGTAGTGAGGTTTCTAAAAATTATATTGAAATAGCAAACAATAGATTAAAACCATATTTAACACAAACTAAATTGTTTTAACTTTGCATTATGAACTGGGAAATAATGTTCTTTCCAATGTATGGTCTTGTTTTTGGTATTTCTTACTGGAATTCCGATATGGATGCATTTGAAGATGAACAAGCAGAAGAAGATGAAAGTATGATACAAATATTTCTAGGTTTTTGTGGCATATCTATAATTTGGCGTAACAATGTATAAAACAGACGATTTAATAAAAAAAACTTTATCAGCAGTAAAAAAACATAAGCTAATGTTTATCGAGCATATAATTGCATATTTACCTTGCTCCAAGGAAACTTTTTATAATCATAAATTACACGAAGTTGACTCTATAAAAAAGGCAATAGAAGAAAATCGTGTGAATAAGAAAGTTAAAATGCTGAACAATTGGATTGATTCAGAAGTTCCATCACTTCAAATAGCTGCAATGAAAATGATTAGCGAGGACCACGAAGCTCATAGATTAAATGGAACTAGACAAGAAATAAAACATAAAGGAGGAATAAAATCAACTCTTATAGAATGGAAGCCATCGAACAAAGATGCAACAGACAATTCTACGACTTAATAGAATCTAAAAAAAGATTTAAAGTACATCAAGGCGGTACTCGTAGCGGTAAAACTTTTGCGATATGTCAATATCTAACTTATCTTTTAACCAGCTCTAAAGAGCCTTTAATTATCTCTATTGTAAGAAAAACACTTCCAGCCCTTAAAGGTTCAGTTCTTCGTGATTTCATTCTCATACTACAACAAACAGGTTTATATTTTGAAGGCACACATAACAAAGCAGAGAACACTTTTACTTATGGAGACCATATAGTTGAATTTTTATCTGTAGATGAACCACAAAAGATTAGAGGGCGAAAAAGAAACATTGCTTTTTTAAATGAAGCAAACGAATTAAACATAGAAGATTTTAGGCAAATAAATATGAGATGTACAGATTTTCTAATTCTTGATTTTAACCCGTCAGACCCAGTCCACTGGATATATGATGAGATAATTCCTAGAGATGAT